CTATTCCAAAACAAGAAACACCTATTGTCTAATGTTATATTTTATCACTGAAACATATTTAAAAACGAATACACCGATAACAGCAAATGTTGACGTTACGGATGTTACTCCTTATATAGCTACTCAGGCACAATTAAGAGTAATGCCAATTTTAGGAACCGTCTTTTTTAATTATATGCTGGATGTTTATAATAATCAAACAGCTACAAACGACGAAGAAACACTAATTAAATTCATTCAACCTATTGTAGCGTGGAGAAGTGCTGAGGATGCTGTCTTTGGTTTAACATATCAACTTAAAAACAAAGGTCTTCAATTACAAAACGGGGATTTTTCAAGTTCGGTAAGTCAAAGAGAAGTCGCATTCGGAATGGAACACTATGCACAAAAGGCGGCATTCTTTGAAGAGCGATTGATTAAGTATCTAATTAAAAATAAAAAGTTATTCCCGGAGTTTATTTCAGAAGAAAACAAAGATACTGATTTAAGACCTATGATTGAATGTCATGGATGTACTGGTTGCTGTGGGAATGAATGCAGTTATCCAAATGGAAACGGATATAACACTTCAATTTTAATTTTATGAATAAAAAAATGATAAATCTAAACGAACTTTTAGACGTGATTAAAAAACAAGGAGCAACGGGAGTTTTGGCAATATGGTTATGGTACACGCATACCGAAGTACAAGAACTTAAACAACGATTATATGATTGTTATGGTAAAACAGCAATGATTGAACAAACTGAAAACAACAAACAAGGTTTATTTAATAATTTTTATGCAATTTTACCGAAAAACGAATTAGAGGATGAAACTATCTGAACACGTATCGCTTGTTGAATTTGAAAGGTCGGAATCTGCGACAAAGCATAGTATCTTAAATAAGATGAATGAAAGTGAAACTGCAAAAGCTAAATTGCTTTGTGAGAAAGTTTTTGAGCCTATAAGAAAAAAGGTAGGTAAACCAATTAAAATCAATTCGGGTTTTCGTTCAACGTTATTAAATAAAGTTATCGGAGGGGCAAAGTCATCACAGCATTGCAAAGGGGAGGCAATGGACTTAGATTTACATGACAAAGAGTTATTTGTTTGGATAATCGAGAATTTAGATTTTGACCAAGCTATATTTGAGGGAGGTACGCAAACACAAGCGGGTTGGTTTCATATAAGCTACAAAGCTACTGGAAACCGAAAGGAAGCATTAAGAATGACAAAAGTAAAAGGAAAATCAGTATATACTAAATTTATAAAATAATGGCAAAGAAAAAAAAGGTTGATGTTGAAATTCAAGTGAATGACGCATCGTTGGAAATTCATAAAGACGAAAATTCAAGTGAGGTAAAATTAGACACTAAGAAATTGGATATAGAAGTGAGTAAGACTGCTGACAACATCGAGGTAAAAGTCGATGCTCAAAATGGTCTTCTCACTTTTGTAGGTAAAATTTTAGGTAGATATGTTTCTAAGAAATTAAAATAGTTTATATTTGCATATCTAATCATAATTTGGTTTAATTGTTTTAACTGAAAGACCCCTATAAAAAGTAGGGGTTTTTTTATTGCCTAAAAAATAATTGTTAAAAAACGTAACTTATATTAAAAAGAATAGTATATTTGCTGAAACAATTAAAATTTAAGTTATGAAAAACAGATTAAACAACTTGTTGGATGATGTTAAACCGACAACAGATGAACACAAAGACGTTATTTACACGTTTTTAGGCTTTCCAGTGATACTTTTCGCTATCGTTGGAGCATTGTATTGTATTTTAAAATTATGCAAAAGCATACAATGTTAAGTATGATTCACAAACAAATAAATACTATCGTATATGAAAACGAAAGAAGTTACTTGCACATTTGAATATACTACTCCTGAGGACTTAGAACAAGTATTGAATCGTGTTTATAAAGAAGTCACTAAGGGTAAAGAATACTTTGAGAAAGTTTGTAAGACAGATAAAGGGATGCGATTAGTACAATTTAAACAAGAATACAGAAAATTACGTACTTTTAAGATTGTAAACACGGATTCAGTAATAGTAAAATCAAACGTATGAATGCAAGTGAATTAAGAATAGGAAACTATTTAAACGGAAAACGAGGTTACGTTGTAGTTACCGAAATTAGAACAAATAACAGTGTAAAAATACACGATAATACGAGTAGTTTTTATGTAGGAATTTGTTTAATACCTATTGAAATAACAGAAGAGTGGTTATTAAAATTAGGGTTTAAAAAGACAGATAATCAATATATGGACAATTATATTATTAAAACTGATGTTAGTTTATTTAATTCAGTTGGATATGATGAAGAAGAAAAAAAATGGTATTATAATAATGATTATTCAGATGCAGGATGTTATTTTGTAACATATATTAAATATGTTCATGAATTACAAAACTTATATTTTGCTATAAATAAAAACGAACTAAAACATATTGGTAATGATAATATACAACGCAAAGCAAAAGATTGACTACCGTAAATTAAAACGGTGGAGAATAAAAGTAAACATATCAAATAATTATTACAAGAATTTTGAGTTTGATTAAAAAATAAGTTGTATATTTGTAAAACCTGTGCAGAGGTAAATTAAGGAAATTATTATAAACTCTTTAGTTAGTAGGCTGCACCCGAACACTAAAGGGTTTTTTTTATGACTAAAAGTTTACTGGTTTTCTGAAAACCTTTATACCTAAAATGGTACAATTAATTTTTTATGGTTCGGTAAAATCTGAAACAACCGAACATGAGTTGCGATGTCTTTGTAATACTCATCACGAAATTTATGTTGGAATTGAAATGAATCAAGGGGTTGAACATTTTATATGCTTAGATAAAGCAACAGCGATAAAATTTAGCAAGGAATTACGTAAACAAATAGCACTGATAGAAGATGAGAAAAGCATTTAACTTTTATCGTAGCTATTGGGAAGTAGCCAACGAATTAAACGACAAAGATAGACTTGCGTTTTACGATGCTTTATTAAAAAAACAATTTACAAATGAAGATACCGAACTTAATGGAATGGTTAAATTTGCTTACCTTTCTCAAAAGCATTCTATTGATAAACAAATAGATGGCTATATTTCTCAAATGAGTAAAAGATACCCTAATGAAGACCCTTGGCAAGGGGGTACGCAAGGGGCTTATGTAGACCCTACCCAACAAGAAGAAGAGAAAGAAGAAGAGAAAGAAGAAGAGAAAGTAAAAGAGAAAATAGATTATGAAGCATTGCTTCAATTTATTAATGTTACTTTCAATAGAAAATTTCAAGTTTTTAATGATAAAGTAAAATCTAAGTATTCATCATTATTAAAACAAGGGTATACAAAAAATCAAGTTATGAATGCAATTATAAATTGCAAATCTAATCAATACCATAAGGAAAAAAATTACCAGTATTGTACTCCTGAATTTTTTAGTAGAACTGATGTAATAGATAAATACGGATTTGATGTTACAGATAACGGTAATAGTTATACACCTCAAATAATACACGAATAATGTTTAAACGACTTCAAGAAGTTTCAAGCGAACTATTCGCAATACGAAACGAATTAAACGTAAAAGGTAAATCAGTTGGTTGGGATTGGGATTTATTACCATATACAATCAAAGAGGGATGCACAACGTATATCGGAGCAGCTCCGGCAAGTGGTAAAACAGAACTTTGGTTTGAGTTTTTAATTAATCTTTCATGTTTACACAATTGGAATCATGTTATATTTTCTCCTGAGACTGGAAGTTCAGCTGAGATATTCTCCGAACTTTGTTATAAGTATATCGGTAAACCATACGCAAAACACGAAAACACAATGAGTTTATCGGAGCAAACAATAGCAGAAAATTTTATTAATGAGCATTTTATAGTAATTGACCCGATTGATGAGGATTTAACACTTGAAAAGTTTTATGAAATGGTTGATGAGATTGAACGTAAATACGAAATAAACATTCACACTACAACAATTGACCCCTGGAATGAGTTAACTGAAAACTATATTCATTCAGACTTAGGCAGAGAAGATAAATACCTTAGTAGAATTTTAGGGTTGGCACGAAAAAACGCACGTAAAACAAACCGACATAACTGTATTATTAATCACGTTCGGGACCAGGCACCAATAACAAGAAATGAACATACATTTTATCCAATGCCAACTGCCCGAGATTTTGCTGGAGGGCAAGTATGGTTCCGTAAAGGTTTATCAGTTTTAATTCCTTGGAGACCACCAACTGGATTGACAGATAGTGATAATAATGTATATGAAATTAATGAAGTACATTTGAAAGTAGCTAAAAGTAAACCGAAAGGAGTATCAAAAAACGGAACTTACAAAATGTATTTAGATATTGAAAAATATCAGTATTACATGATTGATAATTTTGGTCGTAAAGTTTACGCACAAAGAAACACGAAACCAATATCA